CCACTACCACTCAATGTGTATAATTGTTTTTTAGTTATTTAAAAGTGTGACATTAGCTATTTAAGTTATAAGAGTAACAGGCAATTGTCACATTATTATTGTTACAAATATATTATCTATATTTCTTCGTATTTACTTTGTAATTTTCTCAATACTAATTATATTATTTATATTTGTGAAAGTTTCTACAATTTCTAGTATATCATTTACATTACAGTCAGTGTAAACTTCATCAGCAAATTCATGTATTTTTACTAAGTATTTCATATTTGTTTTATTTATTATATTTATATTATCTATTATTAGTCGTATTTACTTTGTAATTATTTTAGTACAATAAACATTATTAAATTTATTATTAAGTATATTGCAAAAAAGAATAAGAACATTTCATTTATTATTAACATAGTAATTAAGTTTTGTTACATATATATTATCTATACTAATTCGTATTTATATTGTAAGTATATTATACAAAGTAGAAACGAATTTAATTAGATATTATTAATATAAGAAACGTGAAAAGATACTACGAAAGTGTATATATATTGGCCGGGGTGGGGTAAATATATGGCTTTTGTGGGAGGGTGGGGTAGTAAATTATAGTGGCGCTGCACCCTACTCCTATATTTACAATACGGGATAATAGTAAATATACACACTTCTATGTAATTATTTAGAATATAGGAAAACGACAAAGTGTCGTATGATATTAAAAATTTAAAATAAAAAGAAATGGCAGTAATAAAACCAACTTTATCACTTACCTCTAATGCAGCTACAGCTACAACAGATGCTGGACCATTAAGTATAGCGTTATCGTTATCGGCAACAGATACACTAACTGTAGATACAGTTGAGGCAGCAACTATAACTCCAACAACAACAGTTTCTACTTTGTTTGATGGTAGTGCAAAAGATGCTGGTTCAGAAGTAGCAGGTACAAACGGTGGATTCTTATACTTTAAAAACACATCGGCAGCAGATCACGATGTTTACATAGGTATTGAAGCAGATGGTGCTTCGGCTACAGAGCTACAAGGTAATGCTGATGCGCAAAGATTATTTACATTAAAACAAGGAGAATTTGCTTTCTTTCCATATGATTATACAATGGATATAACAGTAGATGCAGAAGATAATGCTGCTACTTTAGAATACTTCTTATTTAATAGAGGATAATGGCGTTCAAAATGAAAGGCTTTTCACCCTTCACGCAAAATGAGGAGGGTAATCAAGCTACTTATGAATATTTAACAGAGCAGACCGCTGACACTAAAGCTGAAAGAGAGCGACTTATGGGTAATACTGAAAGTCCTCTCTCTAAGCTTAATGATAAGGATAAAAATCCTATATCAAGAGCGGCAAAATATGCGAAGACAAAAGGACCTATCATAAAAAACAAGTCCAAATACACTGCAAATACAATGAAAGAAATTGCAGCTGATATGAAAAGTAAGAGTGATAGGTTTGATTTGTATAGTTTGCGTAAACCTTACGACTATAAGCAAGGTAGACGCTACAAAATGAGGCATCATTATAAGAATTATGATCCCATGAGGGGTGAAGTAACTGGTGGAAGTCAAAGATATTTACCATCAGAATACCAAGAATCGTTTGAACAAGAAAAACAACTAGCAGAAGCTAGGAAAAAAGAAATTAAAAAGCTAAATAGGAAAGGATTTAGACAAAATTTCTTTACTAGATTTAAAAAATCGTAGGGAAAATCCCTAAACCAATAGTAATTAACAAATAAAACCAAAAACATGACATACATATACTATAAAAGTAGTGCATACACTGCAGAACCTAAAATTTCAGACAATCAAGTAGCAGAATGGAAGCATTTAGCTGACAAAAAGAACTGGAGAATAACACAATTACCTAACGGTTACTACCAAACAGAGGTAAATAAACCCGATAATCAAGAACAATGGGTTGATATCACTAGAAGAGAGACAATGGAAGGTGCAGAAGCTGCAATAAACGGTAGCGTTGAGCACTTTACTAAAAAGATAGAGTATATTAAAGGACCTAAGGTAGTAAAAACTTTCAAATAATATGTTTAAAAACAGAAAAGCCTGTTTACCAGGTATATTAAAGCACAAAAAATCTTCACCTTTAAAGCGTATAACTTATACAGAGCCATCAGGTATAACAATAAGTGATACTATTGGAGCTAAGGCTATACGTACAAAGAGTCAATTAGTAAATGCTCAAAGAACAGCTAAAACACAGTATAACAAATCTATGGATAAAGCTAAGCAGTTAAGGAGTAAAGCTGAAGAAGAAAAAGCTAAGCAAACTTACGCTATGAATCAACAAGCTCTTGCTGAAGCTAGAGGTAGACTACGTAAGACAGGTGATAATCCTAGATTTATATCTCCAGATTAATATGGCTTATAAATTAGGTAGAGAAACTAGAAAATTTAGAACTCCTGAAAACACACCGATATTTAAAAAGAAATTAAAGAAAGGTGTTGTAGCGGAGGCAAATATGGACGGGACTATCTTTGTTGATAGTTCCGTTAAAACAAATAGTACCAAGTATAGAAAAGCGGTTAAGCACGAAATGAAACACATCGAACAAATGAAGTCAGGTAAAGCTGCTTACGATGATAGAACTGTTACATGGAAAGGTAGAATGCATCCAAGAAAAGATGGTATGATAAGATACAATGGTAGATGGTACACTGAAGGTCATAAAGATTTACCATGGGAAAAGGAAGCAATAAAAGCAGAAACTAAATAACAATAATAATATGGCATTCAAAATGAAGGGCTACAGCCCATTTACTCAGAAAACAGATCCACCAAAAAGTAAATCATCAGATCAGATGAAGCAAGAATTACTTAAAGAACTAGAAGATTACAAGAGAGATCTCAAGCAGGCACAAAAATTAAAAAAGCCTCGTCTTGAAGAAATTATAAAAAAATCCATATTAAAAACTGAAAAGAAGTTAAAAATGTATTCTTAATTGTAATAATAATAATAACGATAAAAAAATATAACGATGCGAAGAGGATTTAAAATGAAAGGGTTTTCACCTTTTACACAAAAGACTGATCCACCTAAGAACCAAGCAGGTACAGGTGAAGACTACGGTCAATTAAAAGGCCAAACGCCAGGTAAAATTAATACTAATGTCGATAGAGGACCAATGTTTGAATTAGAGCAATTAAAGAAAAAAGCTAATCCTACTGCAGCTGATAAGAGAAGAATGAGAGAGTTAAGAAAAACTTTAAAATTCATAGACAAAAACATAGGCCAAGAATACGATATGGACTAAAAGAAGTAGAACTTTAAATCTACAACAATTTAATTAAATAAAATAAAATACATTATGGAATATAACTTACCAAGTGAATTGGTGAAGGACCTTAACTTTGGCCGTGATGCTAAAGATAGGGTTATCACAGGAATAAACAAACTAGCCCGAGCCGTTAAATCTACGTTAGGCGCATCAGGAAAATGTGTGATCTACGAAGATGGGAGAGGCAAACCGGTCATAACAAAAGATGGTGTAACCGTTGCGGAAAGCGTAGTCTTATATGATCCGGTTGAGAATATGGGTGCAACCCTAATAAAAGAAGCTGCTAGAAACACAGTACGTGAAGCTGGTGATGGCACAACAACTGCTACAGTTCTTGCTGAAGCATTAATCAAACAAATAGACGCTGCGGTCGCAGATGGTCTTACAATCAGAGATATAAAAGAAGGAATAGATAAAACACTAAAGGATATAATTGTTTACCTTAATAGTATTACTATTGATGTAAAAGATGATATGCTTAAATCTGTTAGTGCTATATCATGTAACAATGATAATGAGCTAGGAGCTATTATAGCTGAAGCTTATGATAAAGTAGGTAAGAATGGTGTAGTATTAATGGAAGAATCACCTAGTGAAGATACTTATGTTGATATATCAGATGGTGTGCAAATAGATTGTGGTATAACATCACCTCATTTTGTTACTAATACAGATAAACATATATGTGAATTAGAAAATCCTTTAGTACTTATATGCTCTTCTGAAATACCTAACATAAGAAAAATACAGAACATATTAGAATACGTTATTAAAAATGGAAAAGCTTTACTTATAGTAGCACCAGTTGCTCAATCAGTTAAGTCAGCTTTGCTTATGAATAAAGTAAAAGGTAATATTAAAGTAAATATTATAGACTTACCAGGCTTTGGTCCTACTAAGAAAGATGCTACAGAAGATTTAGCTATACTAACTGGAGCAACAGTACTCAACGAAGAACTTGGAGATGATTTAGATCTCATGAAACCAGAACATCTAGGTGAAGCTGAATTTGCTGTAACTAACGACAAGAATACTGTTTTAACTTTAGAAGGTATGACTAAAGATATAGAAAATAGAATAGATGAGTTAAATAAAAAACTTGCTGACGAACAAAATAGTTTTATGAAGAAGAAGCTAGAACAAAGATTAGCTATGTTATCTGGTAGTGTTGGTATAATTAAAGTAGGTGCTAACTCTAAAGTTGAATTAAAAGAAAAGAAAGATAGAGTTGAAGACGCGATATACGCAACTAAAGCTGCGTTACAAGAAGGTATTGTGCCAGGTGGTGGAGTAGCACTAGTAAATGCATCGACTAAAGTTAAAGCTAATGAAGCTGGTAGTGTTTTATTAAAAGCTATAAGATCTCCATTTGATACTATACTAGATAATGCTGGACTGCTCTGTAAGATAGATATGGGAGAAGGAGAAGGTATCGATGTTGTAACTGGTGAATTTGTTAATATGATAGATAAAGGTATTATCGATCCAGTATTAGTAACTAAGTCTGCGCTTAAAAATGCTGTGAGTGTGGCTTTAACTGTGATGTCAGCAGATTGTGTAATATCAAATATAAGAGTAGAAAATGCAAGCAGTTAATGACTACGTAATAGTAGATAAAATAAAAGAAGGACCAAAGAAAGTTGGTGGTTTAATCTTAACAGATGAAACAGACGAAACCAATAGATACAGAAAAGCTAATGTAGTATCTGTTGGTAACACGGTTGAAGTTGTAAAAAAAGACAACGTAATATATTATGACGCTATAGCTGGACATGATATTTCTTATGACGATAAAATGTATAGAGTTATAAGAGCTAGAGATATAGTTATAGTAGAATAATTACTATTCTTAAAAAACGTGTAATATCTATTAAAGTAGATTATACGTAAACTATAAACCATAAACAATAAACAAAAAATCAAAAATTAATTATTAATCTTTAAAAATATAAAAAATGGCAACAAAATTTTTATACTTTAGAGTTGGAACAGCAACCGCTACTGAAGATGATGAAGCTACAGGATCAAATGTATATCCAGTAGAAAATTTTCTTGGTGCAACTTCTGGTACTGCAGACGCTAATGGCGCTGTCACTGATGACGATAACGCAATTAGTATCTACTTAAAGCCTATCAGAAGAATACCTGGTGAAATAGAAGGTGCTGCTGGAGATGGTGATCCAGATGTAATTGTTTTAGCTTGTTCACAATACGGGCAAAGACAATTATTAAAAGATCTACTTGACAAAATAAACGGAGGACCGCATGATAATAACTTTATCACGCTTTTTGACGGTTATGTTGACAAGCCAGCTTCTGCACCTACTAGCGACATTGGAGCTACTGGTCTAACTATTGTAGCCGCTCAAGTTGCTGCTGACTAATCTTAAATGAGATTAACAGCTCACGACTTGCGTGACTTACAAATCCTTAAGTATTACAGGCTCGTTAGAAAATGGGCCTGTAAAACTTATGGTTTAAC